TACATCCAAAGCAAAACCGGCAATAGCTTGGCCCCACGTTGCTTCGTCTCCGAGCCTCTCTGTTAATAGTTGGCTACCGCTTTTTAAGCCTTTGTATTTTCTGTCTTCGCTTTGAACAAACTGTTTGGCAGCTTCCGACAATGCTTGAGCGGGATCTCCTGATCCACGATAAATCTCATACGTATAGCCTAAAGCCGCCTTTCCGGGGCGACCCAAGAGATCGAACGTCTTGGTCAAAAACCCTTCTTCTGGATTAATCTCTTCATCCATCAGGTCTTCTTGTCCAAGCTCACGGAGAGCCTTGCGAACGCTTTCGGCTTCTGTGATGCCACCCTTCATGCTTGCGATCTGATATTCAGACAGACCGGGGATGCGGGGTAAGTCACCTATACTGGTAGACCTAGGTTGACGTTTGGGTCCACCGGCAAAGCCGCTGCCAAAGCCGTTAGCCATTACTGAGTATTAGCTCCAAAGGTGTTCGCCCAAGACGCGCCCTGATTTATGCCTCCTGATAAGTTATCCCTAACGCCAACTTCCGACTGACTTCGGTAAACTCTTCCTGAAACCATTCTTTTTTCTTCGTCTGTAAGAAGGTTCCATAACCTTGGTGGGATATCATCTGGTCGCGCCCACTCCCCGGTTTCATCTTCGCGATTTGACGCTACTCGTAAAACTAACTTTTCGTGTTCACCTGGTGCCATAACTCTTCCCTTATGGTCGAGCCTAGGCATTCCAATTTCTTCGTCTTCCAATGGACCCATATCTTCTGGACGTAGCCTTGCTATTTGGGCAAGCATATCATCTTGTTCACGGCCTGCGGGAGGAACCCTAGGCGTCATACCAGGAGTTTCAGGAGTCGGCGAAGCTGGCATTCTTGGTGTTGGAGTAAGCGGATCAATGCCTCCGGGGGGTGCCTGCCCTTCTGGAGACATTGGCGTCATACGATTCTGCAACAATGCCTGCCCTTCAGGAGTGTCAATAAAGTCAACTCCCTCTGGCTTTTCATACAGTCCCGGTGCTCCCTCTATCTGTCCACGGGCATCACCAAACGCTTTGCCTCTTTCTCTCAAGAATGCCGCAGAAACAGCGTCTTTCGACGGATCGTCTTGGAACCTCTCTGGCATTCCCTGACCATTAAACAGCCCTTCAATATCTTGGTCTGTCGGCGTCATATCAGGGATAGCTTCAGGTTGCTCTCCAGGAACTCCGGTCATTGGAAGTTCAGGACGCTGTTCAGGAGTTGTAGGCTTAGGACGGACAAAATCAAGACCACTAGGATCTCCTATCCGCTGATCTGTTACTACATCTGTTTTATCCCTTCTTGCTGGAGCAAACTGATTAGCTAGTTCAGGCATAACCTGATCTATCTGTGGTTCTGCTACTTCAGGTTCTGCTACTTCAGGTTCTGCTACTTCAGGTTCTGCTTCTTCGCCTCCGGGGGGTGGCACATAAAATGGATTTATTCTTTTTGCGCCACGGGGTCTTCCCGGTGTAGTTGTAAACTTACGTTTTTGTCTAGGAGTCCTAGTATCTTCAGGGCCTTCAGGCTCTTCCTCTTGTCCCGGCATAGGAATCTGAAGTCTACGTTGAGGCCCTTCAGGGGCCGCAGACTCTTCAGGCGTTGTAGGCGTTTCATCTGGTTCTTCTGGAGGCGGCTCTCCAAAAGTATTTTCATAAGCATTAAATAGCGTAGGTATTGCCATACTTAAAAGCCCCGCCGCAAGTCCCATCCACCCTGGCTTTTTAGAAAGAGTCGGAAGCAATTTTTTAATCGCTCCCGGCAAAGCTTTGGATGAACCCGCTGCCAACGAAGCACCACCTACAGGCGTAAAAGGCCGACGAGAACGAGGGCCAACTGCTTTTGTTTCGCCGCCCATAACAGGGCCGGTAAAAACAGCAGATTTAGGAAGAGTAGACCCACGTTTAGCAACGGCTCTTCGCGTAGCAACGGCTCTTCGCGTTGCGGGGGGGCCACCAATAGTTGCTGGACCTTTTTCTCCAGCCATAAACTTTCTGGCTGGAGCAACAACAGTTGCTAAACCAAGAGCACCAAACATCTCCGGTCCAAACGCCTCTTCTATAGAAGAAAGAGCAGAACCTAAAATACTCTTTTCTTCTTCTGAAGTTTCAGGGTCTTGTATAGCTTCTGTTATTTCTTTGGCCTGCCTTCTTGCTTCTTGCTGGCCCGTTTCGGTGGAGACAAAGTGATTGAGTAATTCACCTGCTCCATACCATAAACCTGTTTTTGCAGCGAGTTTTCCTGCACCCGCTAAAAGTGCTAATGGTGCTGGCATATTATCCCCTATCTAGGCCCTTGCCCTAAAATTCCACGCTTAACATTACTTAAGTATTCTAAATTCAAATCTGGAAGTCCAACAGTTCCAAGCAACCCCCCTGCCAACGCACCTGCCGCTTTCGCACCCGCCCTTACATAGGGATTAGGAACCTTACCTAATACTGAAGCAATTCCTTTTACGATACCTGCGCCTGAAGCTCCACCTGCAACTCCACCACCCAAACCTGCTGCACTAGTTTGAATATACCTTCCCGCCTTAAGACCCTGATCTACAGCATCTTCTACTAAGGCTATTTGATTATTGTATTCGGCCCTAGAAATCATACCTGACTGCTCAAGCTGCCTCAGTTGCGTCATCAACTCTCTACTTTTTTCTACACGTTCTTCTCTGTCAGGAAGCTCTGCAATCCTGGCGATTGCCTGTTGTATCCCTTGGCGTCCAGTAATAGCCGATCTGCCCGGAGCAACGCCACCCGGAGTAGCACCTCCCGCTGCCGTAATACTAGAATCAAGCCCACGGTATGCAGGTCTGGACATAATCTCTCTGGAAGCCTGTTGATACTTTTGTTCTGGCGTAAGCAGATCGTATTGAGGTCCGGTCATAGCTGCCATTCGCGTAGCAATAGCCGTTTCAGCATCCCGAAGTTTTGTATACTCTTCCTCCCGCTTAAGACGCAGACCTCGACCAATCTCCTGAGACGTTCGACTTAAAAGTTCTGGCCGAGCATTTCTATAGTGTCCCTGCTTGAGCTTATTCATTATGTCACCATAGTCTGCGGTAACAGAAGCCCTCATAAGGTCTTTAGCAAGTTCCCTTTCGGAATTTTTCTCACGCGCCTGGGCATGCTGCTGAACGCCATACGACGCCGTTCTTCCCAAGTTTGCAAGAGTAGATAAATCTAGTGGCATAGTATTAAGCCCTTCTGTTTCTTCCCCATTTATTAAGATCGATACCGCTGTTACCTACGCTTGATGCCAACGACATCGTAATAAAGTCTTCGCGAGAAATTTTGCCTTCTTCATATTGCTTTGCCCACAGCTTGTCTTGGTTTTCTACATCCGCCCCCTTGTAATGCGAAGACCGTCTAAAGGCTAAAGAGTCTTTGCCTTCATAGGGGATATTTAGTCGCTTCGCTATCTCATCAAGAATTGGCTTACTGACCTTGTCTCTAGGCATAAAGCCTTTTTGGAACAGCACATCCAATATAGCTGGATGCCAAGAAGACTCAATTTGGCGGTCGGTATGTCCGCTCATTCCTATACCAAGAGCCGCTGATATACCCGAAATACCCGCGCCTATTGCAGCACCTATTCCAGTTCCAATAACAGGGACAACAGATCCTATTGCGGCTCCCTGAGCAGCACCCTTTGCAATAGAGCCAAGAGCACCGGGAAGGACTTCTCCAGCAAGTTCTCCCGCCGCCAAGAATCCAGCAGACTGTTTCATCTTTGATGAGTCAAACCACTTCGGCGGTTTTGTTGCCGCCATCTGGTCAAGAATATCTTTATCGGTAAACCCTTGTGCCCTTAATTGAATTGCTCCTGGGTCGGTTCCAATATCAAAGTCTTTGGGTATTTGTACAATGTCGCCAGCGGCATTTTTGTACTGGAACATGCCCTCGACAACAGTGCCGTCGTCATTGTAAACGTTTGAGAAATCTGCGTCTTTAAGACCCGGAATATTACGGAGTGTTTTGGGAACGTTATAAATATCCTGACCCCACGATGGTGTTCCTGTTCCCGGCCCCGCACCTGCCCCTGGCTGTCCATCGCCACCAAAAAGACCACCGACAAGATTAAACCCGTCAGGACCAAGCATACTCATGACGCCTTGGAAGAGTGCTCTTTGGTCAGCAGATTTGATGCTTTGCTCAAGCTGTTTTATTTTGAATTCAGATTCAGTTTTTGAAATTTCAAGCCCTGCAACATTAATGAGCTTGTCGATGTTGTCTCTTATTCTCTTATCAGAGTCAGCGCGAATTTGACGCTGTTGTGCCAGAACCTGACCCTTGAACTCACCAATAGCTGCCTGTGCATCTCCAGACGCCAGACCGACAAGGCCAAGCCTGTTCAGGTCTTCCAGTAGCTGCTCTTGTGCCCGTTCAGCCTCAGTTGACAACCGACTCAGATCGTTAGCGGCAATATTGTCGATGCCGTCTTGTGTCTCTGAGGCGTCTCTTAGATACGTGACAATATCATTAATTGTATCGTCGGTATCAGGCATCACTGGCTTTGTAGCAGTTCCTTCAAATTGCTCTGGACCTTCTTGGGTAAATACCCTTGGGGTGCCGTCAATGTCTAAATCTGTATTGTCATCAAAACCATCGTTATCGGCATCTACCCATCCCGAAGGAATACCTTCGTCTACTCCTGAGTCTTGCCGTGCTTGCCAATTGCTGGACCCCCCTTGCTGTGACCAAGCTTGGTTTGCAGCCCCAATATCTTCTTCGTTAAGGCCACGATTTTTCCATTGCATCAACGTCTGTGCAAAAGTATCCCCATCTCCTGATTGAGCAAGAAGCGGAAGTTGCGTATTAAGCCATTCAGAAAACTCGTCTTGAAGAACTTTATACTCAGCGTCTTCATGGCGAGTTGTTGCATCGGCAATTAACGCAGACACTTCATTGGGAGTGTACCCCTCTTGAAGAAGCTGTGCGCGAGTAGCGTCTTCATCAAATGTGCCAGACTGCATCTGGGAAAAAATGTTATCAGCATTTGTATCTGCGCCAGTTGCAATACTCCGACTGTCTTTGATAATACGCTCTATTTGGTCAGGGGTATATCCCTCTCCTGTAAGTAGATTCCGATAATAATCGTCACCTAACCTGCTGCCGTCTGACGTGCGCATCTGGAAAGCGATGCTATCGGTTATAAAACTAAGATCATCTTCCGAGACAACATCGCCCCCGACAACGTCAGGATCTGTTGCTAATCCAGACAGGTCACCAGCGGCAAGGACAGGTGGAACAGGTTTGGTTAAAGAAGGATTAAGGATGGTATTAACAACGCCCTTAATATGCTCTTTCTTGTTGCGAGAAAGAAGTTCTTCGGGGATAGAATCCAAGTATTCAAGATTAAGAATGCCTTGACCAGATGCTATTGATTGAGCAACGGCATTTACATTTTCACCTGTCCACTTGCCTCGCAGAATATTTCCTAACTCTGGCGTGGCATCAAGCTGGTCTATTACATAGTCCCTGTATGACTTGTGTGGCGCAGCAAAAACTTTATTGCGCTGATCATCACTAAGGCCCTTAAGGTATGTTTTGTATCCATCTAAATGTTGCTGATAATATTGCTCCGAAGGAGCTTGACCATACCTAATTCCGGTTATCGTACTCTGGTCACCCAGAGTAGATATCATTGACTCAACATGAGAATTAATTTGTTGATCTATAGGATCTACTGGGGGAGGAGGGGCAAAGCTTTGAGCTAATAGTATATTATCAGCTTGGTTTATGATGCCGTCTTGGTTGAAATCAAAATTGACATTAAAATTTGGATCGCCCTGACTAGAACCAAATGCCGCACTAAACATCGCATGTTGATTTTTAGCTTCTTCGCTAGGGAAAGAGGGACCAGGAGGCTGGCCTTGCTGTCCTGGGCCTGAAGGTCCTTGTTCCGCCCCAGAAGCTAGCGGAGGAGGAGGAAGAGGAGGAGGGGCAAGCCCAGTTGATGTCACTCCCCCTGTTGCGGGATCATACTGATACTGTATCCCTCCAGATTGACCAGTAGCTACTCCGAGCTTGTCGGAAATATCCTCTATTGAGCCAAGATTGGCACCGCTACTAGGCGTCCAAACAAGGTTTCCTTGAACATCATCCCTAAAGCTCCCTGGCTGGCCGTGCCAGAGGACTTGTCGCCCTTTATAGGGAGCGGCGGCTGCTCGATTAAAGTTTGTTCTATCAACACCGTTCATAATGAGCCTTTAAGTAACCCCGGCTTGTGGTTTTCTCATGCGTCCAATGGGCTTATAGACTGCTGTAGCACGGCGAACACTAATCTCTTCGCTGGCATTAGCATTCTGATACTGCAACTGAACAACGGGATCGTATCCTGTTAGGTCAGTATCCTCAATAGCGACAAGATCATCGGGGGCAATGGACGATTCTCCAATGACAAAGGAGCCTATCGCATCGAACCCGCCACCCTGATTAAATGTCGTTGTTACTCCTACAATTCCCGGCGATGAATAGGTGATGCTGACTTCATAGTTGCCAAGAATATCAAAGCTGTTCCTTACAAACAGCCACCGTAGCATGACGTCTTGCCCCATAGCAGGGGATGCGGCTGTCTTGAAATAAGAGTTTATTGCTTTGACTGTAGTGCCGTCTGTGTCGTTGAGGCCGTCTTCATGCTTATAGAGGAAGCCATCGGCCTCGTCTCCTGACACAGGAACATTGTCTACAAGACCAGCAGAGGTAATGGAACTATTGAGTCCCGCATCCCACGGAGGGTAGAATATTCCTCGCAAGTAGTCATAGACGATGATATGATTCATTGTCGTCTGTGTCGTACCATACGGCACGTAAAACCAGACTTCGTTTTTTTGTTCGTATGCAATGGCAAAGCTTTTACTCAAACGCGAGGTATTGATGCTATCCCAATACCGATCTCCATCCAGGCGTCCTGAGATTTTAATACTGTCTACGCCATTGAAGGCATAGATGCCGTCTTTCCTGATGTATAGCTGTATCTCGCCACTACCGGGAACTCTTACCGTAACAATAGACCTGTTAGATACGGTCCCTGCATTTGTAAGTGGCGTCCTGTTAAATGGTAAAACAGCATTTCCTGTAGGCTTTAGACCAAAGATGGTATCCTTGGTGTGGACTGCCAGCATCGTCCCAATCTTCTTGAGGCCCGTTACTTCAGACCCAAAGGCAAACCAAGCATCTTCGTCCCATGTCGTAATGTCCGAAGCATCGCTATACCATACCCTGTCTGTCCCGGAAGAAAGGTTGCCTGCCCACGCTCTGTTATCAAAATGCTCAACCGATTTTGCCCACGTAAATCGGGAGTCTACATCCCACGCTGCTATGTTTCCACCTGCTGCAGTCCACTTAAACAGCACATCTCCGCTTACACCGTTGTGCCCAAATAGTGTGCCGTGGGCGTTAGCCAAAGACCACGTATTATCATCTCCTGCCGTGATCGTTGCACTTCCTGTTCTGTCTGTCCAAGTCCCTGAACTTCCCTCGTAAAACTTATCTCCTACAATCGCAAACTCTCTTGTGCTTGTTGCGCTGAAGTCATGCTGTCCACAGGCCGTATATGCGTGACCTCCTGATACAGCAGTGCTGTTGTAGGGTGTCGTTCCTTTTCTGCTCTGTGCCTCACCGCCAATGCCAATACGAATATTGCGCCCTTCAGCAATTTCGTTTTGTGTCAACTCTTCGGCTGGCTTGCTAAAGTTTATGCCGCTAGTCCAAGGCCCATAAGGATGTGGGTTTCCCGGTATCGGCATTACCCAAGTGTTCCTGTCTGAACAACGAAGTTAATCATTGGGTAAGTGCTACCGCGTCGAGGGAACCGATAATGCTCATTGCCATCCTGGGCTTCATCGGTTTTGATGTTAGACTCCACAGCAAAGAGGTAGCTGTTAAAGTCGTTTGTCTCCCCCTGCTCGTCGCCTTTCTCCCCTTTGTACCTAGCAGCAATAAAGTGAACCATAGCCCACTGTGCCCACTCAGGCATCGTTGAGGCCAAGTCCGTATTGTCATTGCTAGTTGTCTTGTCAGGAACAAACGCAAAGTAGTGATAGGTTATTGTCTCACTATTTGCGTCTGGGATAGGGTGGAGATCCACTTCCCAGTATCCGGTAGATGAGTTGATACCATTTACAACGACAAAACGGCTGGCCCCTTCTTCATCATTGTCGGGATCAGCCTGAATCATCTCTTGGATATCTACCATCGCCATCGTCACATCATCTGTGGTATGCACAAACATAAGGGGCTTGAGAACGTCTGCCGCCAATGAGTATGTCTTTGTGCCATCCACAGTCGTAATAGTCGATGACTTAATAAGCCATCGCCAATCGTGACGCTGTGCTAGGTCTTTAGTGCCTTCGTTAAAGTAGTCTCTGGCCCGATCCAGAAAGATCGTATTTGAGGTACTCAGCCCTGCTCTCGCAAGGCCCAGCTGCATAAGTTTTGTCAGGGTCATATAGCTGAGTAATCCAGTATTGTTCCGGTTTTAGTAGAACCACTAGAATTGGTAATCTTTGCTTTTAAATCTCCTGTCCCTGAATCCAACCAGATCACTGTAGTATTAGACGGCGGGTCAGATGGTGTGTCTGACCTCGCCGTTATTACAAGTTGAGTGAAGTTTAAAATGCTACCATCACCGGTATATCCTACTGCATCAACATGTCCCTGAAAGGATCTGTCTCCGCTACGTGCTCTGTAGAGATAGTCTTTCTGGTGAATGTTTTCGTTCACTGTGCACCAACTATCTCCGCCGCGTGAGCTTCTGCATTATCTTGTGGATAATGGATCTCATTATTTTCTTCGTAGGCATATACCAGTTCCTGTAGTTGGTCCAGGTTCTGAATAGGATGTCCATCCAGCCACGCCTGTTTATACAGCGTCAGCACAAGTTCGTGCTTCTCTACCGGATATGACTCCAGCACCCAATCAGGGTGCATTGGTGTCCACGGTGTCCCATCTTCAAAATCTTCATGAGACGCCCCTCCCGTTGCTCTGGCAATACCGCGAACCTCCTCATTCGTTGCCCTGGAACGATTCCGACGAAGCTCTGGTGTCCTGATGCGTGTGCTTCTCTCAGACACTTGCTGATTTAGCACTGCAATCTGTGCATCTTTAGACTTGTTAGCTTCTTCTAGTGCAGACAGACGATTTACAAGAGCGTCAAAGCCAGCATCGTTAGGAGCCTTTTCTGTGTCTTTTTGCATTTGTCCTCTCCACCTTCCCTTTTAGAAGTGGGGGTGAGGCGGGAAGGACAGGTTACCTCACCCCCACTAAATCCCTTGGCACTAGGCGGTAAGGGATAT